TAGAGGAGTTAGCCAAGCTAACAATACTAAATATATTGAGTGTACAAGGTGTTATATATACTCATTATAAAAACAAACAACGAAAGGGAGAGGATAAATGCACAATAATAAAAAACATGATGGATCAAGTTTAGAAAGAAATGATATGATCTATATTAGAAAAGAAGATATAGATAACGGAATAACTTATGGTGCTTTCAATAATATGAATGAGAATGAAGAGTACACCAAAGATAAACCTAGACCAAACAAGGGTACATATTATTTAATTCAATGTTTAGGAATAGAAAAGTTTGATTAATCCTTTGGTGGTATACATAATGAATAAAATAGATAAGCTAGGATTTTTTATTGATGATAATGCAAGACCAATAGTTGTTGGACTTGTTATTGTTAT